GTCAAGGTTTCGGTACAGCAACACAGGCAGATGTGGATGCTCTTAATAAAGCCCTATCAGCAGGTCATGAGGTCAACCCTCTTGAGCTACAAGGCGGTGGAGCGTTCCGAGTTGAGTCACTTGAGAATAGCTTAAAAGTTCTTACTTATGGTGACCAACATATTAAATTCTGGAAGAAGATTCCTAAACAGACTGCATACTCTACTGTAGAGCAATACGGTCAGTTACTAGACTACGGACGTAACCAAGGAGCGTTCGTGGGTGAGGGTATGTTACCAGATACTAACGACTCTACTTACGCACGTAAGGCAGCATTCGTTAAGTTCTTAGGTACTACTCGTGAAGTTACACATCCAATGACATTAGTAAATAGTGCATTTGGTAACGTTGTAGCTCGACAAAACCAAGACGGTATCCTTTGGATGCTTAAACAGGTTGAGCAATCTTTATTCTGGGGTAACTCTAAGTTAAAGCCAGGTGGAGAAGAAGGTCGTGAGTGGGATGGTTTAGTTAACCTTATCGATAAGGAAAACACTATCGACTTAAAAGGTAACTACTTAGAAGAGCACCACATGAACTGGGCGCTCAAATGATCATCCAGAACTACGGTACTCCAACTGATATGTTCTTACCATTCGAAGTTATGGCACAGTTCTCTCAAGAGTTCTTCCCTAAAGAGCGTGTGTTAATGCCAACACAACAAGGCTACCAAGCTGGTGTGGTTGTTAACAAATTCATGACTCACGGTGGAGAAGTAGAGTTCAGCCCTGATATCTTCTTAACAAAAACTAAGCCTATGAGCATGAACGCTTCTAGCTATAAAGCTCCAGCTACTGGTACTTTAGCAGCAGTTATTGATGCTTCAGGTACTACTGGTGACTTTGCTAAACAAGGCGGAGGTACTTACAAGTATGCTATTACATTAAACAACGACCACGGTGAGTCTATCCCATCTAACGTTGTATCTGTAACACTTACTGGTGCAGACCTTGCTAAAGGTGTTAAGTTAACTATCACTAACCCTGCTTCTACTGCATTCCCAGTTGATTACATCCGTGTATATCGTTCTGAGAAAGATGGCAACCAATTATATGAGGTTGACAAATTTGCAGTAACGTCTCAAGGTAGTGCAGCGACTACTGTTCGCACTGATAACGGTGAAACAATCGCTAACACGTACACTTCATTTATGGGTGAGATGTCTTCAGAGATTATCGGCTTTAAACAGCTAGCTCCTATGATGAAGATGGATTTAGCTACGCTTGGTCCAGTTATCCGTTGGATGATTTTAATGTACGGTGTACCTGTACTTTATGCTCCGAAGAAATGGATGAAGTATACTAATATTAAAGCTGACGTACCAGGCTTTATTGGTGCTTAATATAAATAGATGATCCTATAGGAGGGAGTGGACTTAGTTCACTCCCTTTTATCATGCCCTACGATACATTGATTATATTATTATAAACTATTAGGAGGTATTTGCTATGCCAAAAGTACAAAACATTATGTTAAAGGGTCAAGAGGCAGTACTATCTACAGAAACAGTGGTATTCGATGAACATGGTATTGGAGAGATTAAGTCAGAGGAAGTATTTAACGGTGTCCTTGAGTTAAAGAACTTCTTCGCAGTAGAGGAAGCTAAGGAAGAGATTAAGGAAGAAATTAAAGAAGAGCCTAAGGAAGTAGAGAAAGAAGAGGAAAAGCCTAAGGCAAAGACGGCTTCTAAAACTACTGCTAAGAAATAATAGGAGGGGTAATCATGGATTTATATGTCAATTATGAAGACATTAATGCCCAGTTCCTAGTAGAGAACTACCTGTTTGGGGTTCCATTAGAAGACTTATATGGTAACAAGATGGGTGAGGGCTTGCTAGACCATTATATCAAGTCTGCAATACTCTATACACAACGTATGTTACAAGTCATCATTGAGCCACAAGAGATAGAGGATGAAGTGCATGATTACTACCAAAATGACTTCATGAGCTGGGGATTCTTGCAGTTACACAAGAGACCTCTAGTAGAAGTACACAAACTACAAATGAACTTTGGTAGCTACAATGCAGCGGAAATACCTAAGGATTGGATACGACAATATGATATACCTGGACAAATACAGCTATTCCCTACACAGGGAAGTGCAGGCAGTATGATTATAGCACAGAATGGTTCATTCCTACCCCTAGCTCTAGGACAATACTCTAGTGCTCCTGGTATCTGGAGAGTTAGCTATAAAGCTGGTATGGAAAGAATTCCTCATGACTTAGTAGAATACATTATGAAGCGTGCTTCTATTGGTATCCTTCAAGTATGGGGTGACTTAATCATCGGTGCTGGTATTGCCAACCAGACCATCAGTATTGACGGTCTATCTCAATCCATTGGTACTACACAGTCTCCAGAGTTCTCTGGTGCTGGTGCTCGTATTAAGAACTATTCAGATGACATGAAAGACCTAGAGAAACGCCTAAAAGATACTTATTTAGGTATTAGTATGGGTCTTCTATAGGAGGTAAGTAGGATGACACAACCGTATAACTACAACCTCCCTACTGGTAACCAAGTTCGGGCTGACTTAAAGCCCGAACTATTTGATTCTGCTATACTACAAAAAGGTTACACTGTCATATGGGAACAAGGCATGTTCTGTCCTTGTATTGATATGAGGTCTGGTCAACCTGACTACGCTTGCCCTGAATGTGGGGGTAAAGGTTACGCTTACTTTGGTGCAAAGGAAACTAAAGCATTGGTAACCAGTATCAGTGGTAATAAAGACCAAGACCACATAGGTCTCAATGAACAGGGTTCAGCTTACCTTACTCCTTTAAGTACAGATATGGTAGGGTTTAGGGATAAATTCACTTTTGTAGACTTTGATATTAAATTCTCTGAAGTGATAGCTAGAAGTGAGACTGCACTTGATAGACTGGATTATCAGGCTCTAAAAGTAATCATGGTCAAGTCCTTACACAAGGAGTTCACAGAAGGCTTTGATTACCTAGTGACTAACGATGGTAAGGATATCGAGTGGATCAATCCTTCAGCATTACAGCCTAAAGAAAGATACTCAATCCTTTATACTACTAAGCCAGTGTATATTGCTATCGGTCCAATACATGACCTTAGGGGCACTTACACGATGGCTAAAGGTGGAGGGGTGGAGAGCTTTGTTAGACTTCCTTCACAATTCCATATCAAGAGGGAGGATTTACTAGATGAGACTTTCAGTGCAGGTTGATATGGCTAGTCTAGAAGCCCTCGTAAAGGATACGAAACGTGGAGTAGAATGGGGTAACGGAGAAGACCAATTCTATATACAGAATCCACAGTTTAAACAGGAGGAGAAAGAGGTATCTAGACCAGTAATGAAAGCTAAGGTTGAAGATGCTACTCCTAAGAAAGTTAAACTTAAATGGGGGAGGTTATAGACTTGATTCCGTTAATCGAGGATTATATCATTGAAAACATAGAAAACAAGTTAGACCTGCTTAAAAAGAATCCTTCCGCTATCAGTCGAATTGTGAAGCTAGATAAGGCAAGGCTGGATATGATAAGCAAATATCTAACTAAGAAAGAAATTCTTCTAAAGAAAGGCTACCCTAGAACACCTGCTGAATTACCTTGTATAGCTATCATGCTATCCACAGAGGATGAGACAGAAGAGGGTTTAGGAGACATGGGGTACAGTGGAGATGACCAATCCTTCCTTACTGTGGGGTTACCTGTTAAATACGGAACAATAGGATGGGAGATTCAACTGACTAAGCCGAATGTACAAAAGGTTCACAGTATACGTCATAATGATACTGGGATGACTATCGAACAGTATGATGTTGACTATGCAAAGTCTAAAATTATTATTCATGATGAGGGCTTTGTAGAAGAAGGTGACATCTTTACTATTGAGTTTAGCTACACTAGTGGTGCACAAGAGACAGTACGAACGATGTTTGAAGCTGAGTATAGGATAGAAGTCTGGACAGAGAATGGAGACTTGACCGTAGACTTATACCACTTAGTTAAGTGGGCAATGTTATCAGGCAGGGACTTCCTCATAGATGAGAAAGACATCTACAGACAAAAGCTATCAGGTGGAGATTTTGAACCAGTACGTAGCTTTGAACCAGCGTTTGTATACAGAAGAGCATTAACCTTCTGGTGTCAATTTAGTGTAGACCCTATCAAAGATATACTCGATGATGACCTTCATGTAGTTACAGAAGTCCATGTGAATCAAGAGTATTATAATAGGGAGGATTCCTAATGGCTACTAAAAAGGAAGATACAAAAGTAGTACCTGTCGAGGAGATTCCTAGCTCTCGTATTCATTTCCGTGAGTTCATTCAGTTGCACACAAACCTAGACGCTGTAACAAGCGCAGGATTTAAGTCTACTTGTGGCTCTACGGAATGGATGTATTTAGAAGAGTGGCAGGAATGTTTAGACAAGTACAAATCAATATAAGAGAGGTGTTTTAAATGGCTTACGAAAACTCTGGTATTACGTTTAACGGACGTAGAATTATCCATCCAGGTGCTTATGATCGCATAGACACTAGTGCTATGACAGCCTCTACTCCTGGTAGCTTAAATAGACCTATCTTAATAGGTACTGCTGATGCTGGTGAAGCAGGTAAGGTAATGTGGTGGACAGACCCAAGTAAGGCTAGAGCATACTTTAAGAGTGGTGACCTACCTACTGCGGTTGAACTAGCGTTCTCTCCTCTACCAGAAGGTGGTGGCGGTGCATCTATCGTTGGTACGTTACTAGTTAACCCAACAGTTGCAGCTACTAAAGATGTAGGTGGAGGTAAGTGGACTGCTAAGGAGTTCGGTGCTATAGGTAACGAAATCCAAGTTAAGATGGAAGATGGTACTCTTGCAGGTACAAAGAAAGTTTCTGTATACCGCTTTAGTACTAATGACGTTGAATCTTGGGATAACATCGGTGCTATCTTAGAAGTAAACTATACAGGGTCTAAGGCTTATGCTGAGATTGCTGTAGCTTCTGGTGTTGTGACTACTAAGACTGGTGCTGATTCAGCTACAGCTACTGTAGACTTAACTGTTGATGGTAAGCTTCCACAGTACAGCACAGTAGATGCTTTAGTATCTTACATCAATAGCATGTCTGGATACTCTGCTCGTATCATCAATATGGCTGATGCGAAAATGCCTGTAACTGCTTTAGATACAGTGACAGCAGTAGCTATCAAGAATGCTCCTAAAACGTTACTGTCTGCTAAGATAGGTATTGAGACACGTGTAAACGTATCATCCCTATTGGTGAATGTGTCTATCACGGGTACTCCAGCAAACTTCCCTTGGACGTACTTAGCAGGAGGACAAAAAGGTACTACACCTGCTTCATG